CCACGCAGCAGTCGCCCGGCCAGCAGTCGCCCGCGTCCCCGCCGTCCGCGTCGGGCGGAGCGCCGGCGACCGGCATGCCCGCCTGGCTCAATGGGTGAGGCGCGGTCGGCAGCACGGCGGTGGAGGTCAACCCGGCCTTCGCCGCCGCCCGAGGCCCGGCGCGATCCTGCCGGGCCGATGACCCCGGATGAATGGCAGGCGCACGTGACGCGCGAGGCGGCGCTGGAGATCGGACGATGGCTCGAGGCCCGAGGGAGACTGCACGCCCCCATCGCAAGCCTCAGCCTCGGCGACCTCGAAGCCATGGCCACCAACGCGATCTCGCGCTGGATCGTGCTCCAGTCCGAAAAGCTCCAGAGGGCGGGTTGGCCGCCCGAGGACCCGATCGGGAGCTTCTTGCTCGGGTAGCGCTCTGCGCCGTCTGCGCCCGAGAGGCGCGCGGCTTCGGCTACTGCCACGGCCTCCGCTGGGATCGCCATCCATACCACCGCTTCTGCTCGCGCCGCTGTCAGGACGTGGGCAGCGCCATCGCCCAAAGGAACAACGGCATGATCGACAAGACCGCGCGCGAGGCGCAGGCGATCCGCGATGCGCGGACGCATTTCGCCGAAGCGCTCACCGATCTGGGGCTCATGGAGCCCTTCTTCCATCGCAGCGCCCAAGACATCGACCGCCTGATCGAGGCGGCCGTCACCGGCTACATCGACAGCATGCAGGACCAGGCCGCGCGCAAGGAGCGCACCGGCACGGTCCTGGATGACCCGATCCCATTTTAGGAGCGCGGTGATGATCGACCTGAACGACGACACCGCGTCCTGCAGCTGGACCCACCTGCTCCAGGCGGCCACCGAGAACGCCGTCACCGACTTCGAGATCGAGTTCTGCGACAGCCTTCGCGAGAAGCTGGCGCGGTTCGGCGAGAGCGCCCGGCTGACGGACGCGCAGTTCCACAAGCTGACCTGCATCGCGCAGGCCGGCGGGTTCTGGGAGCGCGAGCGATGATCGACCTGAACCATGGCTCGGGCTGCCTCTACGGCGCTGCCGCGCCGCGCCCGCCCATCGCGCAAGCCGTGTCCGCCGCCATCGACATTGCGCTGTCCGCGCGCCACCGCGCCGAGCGTCCGCGCACCTATGTCAGCTCGTCGGGTCTCGGCCGCGATTGCCTGCGCCAGATCCAGTACGACTTCCTCGCGGTGCCGAAGGACGAGGGCCAGGAGTTCGCGCCGCGCACACTGCGCATCTTCGAGGCCGGTCACCGGGCCGAGGACATCGTCGCCGGCTGGTTCCGGATTGCCGACTTCGACCTGCGGACCGAACGCCCGGACGGTCGCCAGTTCGGGTTCGAAGCCCTCGGCGGGCGCTTCAAGGGCCATATCGACGGCTGCTTCGTCTCGGGCCCGGTCGCGATGGACTATCCCGCGCTCTGGGAGAACAAGGCGCTCGGGGCGGCCAGCTGGAAGGACGTGGTCAAGCGCGGCGTCAGCCTGGCGCGGCCGGTCTATGCCGCACAGATCGCGCTCTACCAGGCCTATATGGAGCTGCCGGCCCCGGCGCTCTTCACCGCGCTGAACCGCGACACGATGGAGCTGCACGCCGAGCTCGTGCCCTTCGATGCGCATCTCGCGCAGGAAATGTCGGACCGCGCCGTCGCCGTGGTGCGGGCCTCCGAGGCCGAGGAACGGCTGCCGCGCGCCGCGGCCGAGCCCTCGGCAGTTCTCTGCCGCGGCGGCATGGCTGCCGGCAAGTGGTACGCGCCCTGTGCCTGGGCGAAGCGGTGCTGGGGAGAGCGGCGATGATCCCCGATGCCTATGAGCTCAAGCGGATCGTGCGTGCGCATCGCAAGCGGTTCTGGATGCCCGATCTGCTCGGAGCGGCGGAGTTCGCGCCGATCTATTTCTTCGACGATCAGGCCGCCTTCGATGGCGATATCGTCGACCGCGCGATGACCCGGGTGCTGACCGGTCCGCTTCGGCTGCCGCACCCTTCGGTGATCTTCGAGGTGCGCGAGCAGCGCGCGTCTCCTTCGGGCCTGATCGTCTGCGCTCGCGCTGAAGGCGACATCGTCGAGGCCACGTTCCTCATGCGCAAGCGGGCGCCGCGCGGCTGGACGGATTGCCTCGTGCGGATCTGGATGCATCCGGACGGCAAGGCGGAGATCGAGGGCAACCCGGCCGAGCGGAGCGACGAGACGGTCCGCGGTCACGGCGAAGTCGCCGCCGGCATCGTCTGGCGCGCGCTGACCATCCTCGGCGCGTCCCCGGACATCCGCGACCGCAAGGTGTCGCCCGCGAAACGGTCCCGCCTGGCCCGCGAGGGCGTGCGCGGATGGGTCTGGCGCCAGGTCGCCATCGATCCGGTGCGCCTTCAGGCAGCGACACCGCCGCAGGGTGGCAGTCACGCCAGCCCGCGCTGGCACATTCGCCGCGGTCACTGGCGGCAGCTCGCCGACGGGCGCCGGGTCTTCGTTCGTCCGTGCGAGGTGGGCGATCCGACCCGCGGCGGGATCGTCAAGGATTACGCAGTGGAGGCACGCGATTCATGAACGAGTTCACCCCATCTGCCACGCAGGCCGCCGCCATCCGCGAGATCAGGGAGTGGTTCGAGACCCGCACCGGAGAGCAGCAGGTGTTCCGCCTCTTCGGCTATGCCGGGTCCGGCAAGACCACCGTGCTGAAGTTCGCGCTCGATGAACTCGGCCTCTCGCCCCACCGCAGCGCGAAGGACGGCCGCTGCGTGCCCGGCGTTGTCACCGCCACCTTCACCGGCAAGGCTGCGCTGGTGCTGACCCGCAAGGGCACGCCTGCGCGCACCATCCACAGCCTGATCTACTCGGTGATCGAGTCGACCGAGGAGGAAATCGAGGAGGCGGCCCGCAAGATCGCAATGGCCGAACGCGACGCGCGTCGTCTTACCGGGTTCGCGCGCACCACGGCCGATGCCGCGATCGAGGCGATGCGCCAGGGGCTTTCCGCGATGAAGCGCCCACGCTTTGCGCTGAACCCGCAGAGCGACGCGGCCGGCGCCCGGCTCATCGTTCTCGACGAGGTGTCGATGGTCGGCGAGGAGATGGCGCGCGATCTCATGAGCTTCGGCAAGCCGATCCTCGTCCTCGGCGATCCGGGCCAGCTGCCACCGATCTGGGGCGAAGGCGCCTTCACCCGCGACGAGCCCGACGTGATGCTGACCGAGATCCACCGCCAGGCGGCCGAGAGCGCGATCATCCGTCTCGCCACCATGGCGCGCGAGGGCCGGCCGATCGGCTTCGGCGTCTACGATGACCATGTCGCCAAGCTCCGCAAGGGCGACATCACGCCGGAACAGGCGCTCCGCGGCGGCCAGCTGATCTGCGGGCTGAACGCCACGCGGCTGCAGATCAACAACGCCATGCGCGCGGCGGCTGGCCTCGGGGGGACCTGGCTGCCCACGGGGCCGGCCGAGAAGATCATCTGCCTGAAGAACCAGAACGATCTGGGGCTCATCAACGGGATGTTCGTGACGCTCGAGGACATCGTCGACGAGGGCAGCCTCTACTTCTCCGCCGTCGTCCATGACGAGGACGGGCGCCACATCGGCGAGCCCTATCAGGACGGGCGTCCGGGCCGGCTGTGGATCTACAAGGGGCATTTCGAGGACCACGTCGCCTACGACGACAAGCGCCATGACCGCGACTACAAGGAGAAGCGCCTGCTGACCGAGGCGACCTTCGGCTGGGCGATTACCGCCCACAAGGCGCAGGGCTCGCAGTGGGAGAACGTGATCGTCTGGGACGACGGGCTGGGCCGCAACGAGATCGATCGGCGCCGCTGGCTTTACACCGCGATCACCCGGGCCGAGCGCGGTCTCGTCCTGCTGGCCTGAGGGGCGCGATGATCGACCTCAACGACATCGCGGTCCCGAAGACCCGGCACGATCTCGCGGCAGTGAAGGAGCGGCTCGCCTTCACGGCAGCCGACTGGCTGCCGGGTCTCTTCCCCGAGGCCAGGCTCGCGCGCGACCGTCGTTCCTTGCGCTGTGCAGATCTCTCCGGGCGCCCGCCGCGCAAGGAGGGCTCCTGCACCATCCATCTCGACGGGCCCTATGCCGGCTGGGGCTTCGACTACGCCACCGGGGAGCGGGCCGGTCCCATCGACCTGATCGCGCAGGCGACAGGGCTCTGCGACGGCGCGCTCTTCGACGAGGCGGCGCGGCTTGCGGGGATGGACCTGCCGGCGCCGCGGCCCGCGCCGGCGTCGCCCATGCGCGCACGCCCCGACCATTCCGCCGAGATCGCGCGGCTTCTCAGCGGGGCGGTGCAGCTCGCGGGCACGCCGGGCGAGACCTACCTGCACGCCCGCGGGCTGTCGCATCCCGGCTCGCCCGACCTGCTGTTCCACCCCGATCTCCCGGACTTCGACAGCTGCCGCGGCTGGCCCGGCCTGATCGCGATCCTGCGGCTGCCGGATGGGGAGCGCGCGCCGGGCATCCACCGCACCTTCCTGCTCGACGACGGCAGCGCCAAGGCGCCTCCGGGCAAGAAGATGCTCGGCAGCGTGAAGGATGCCGTGGTCCGGCTCTTCCCGATGTCCGAGGACGGCCACATCGGCATCGCCGAGGGGATCGAGACGGCGCTCGCTGCCCACGCGCTCTTCGGCACGTCGGTTTGGGCAGCGCTGTCGGCCGACGGTCTGGCGCGGTTCCAATGGCCCGAGGGCACCCGGCGCGTCACCATCTACGCCGATGCCGGGGACGCCGGGCGCCAGGCGGCCGCGACGCTCTCGGACCGGCTCAACCGGGCCGACATCCCGAACGAGACCGTCGCGCCGCTGCATGGCGACGACTTCAACGACGACCTGCTGCGCGGCGCCCGCGCCGAGGATTACACGCGACCAACTGACACCACAGCGAAGTCGCAGGACGGCGATCCTGTCGAACCGGAGATGGCTACGCCCATCGTCGCCTCCGCCGAGGACCCCGTAACGCTGATCGCCGCGGCCGAGGCGCTGACCAACCCGCCCGAGTTCGAAGCCCTGTCCATGCTGCTCGGGCGAATCGCGCTGGCGAAGCTCGACCCGCTACCCGAACGGCAGGTCATCGCGCGGATCAAGTCCGCGACAGGCATCGGCATGTCGGTCCTGACCCAGCAGCTGGCCGAGCTTCGCCGCCGCGTGAACGCCACCGGCGACCCGCACGCGCCGATCCCGAAACCCGCGTGGTTCAGGCGTCTCCGGCTCGACCTCGCCGGCGCGCCCGAGCGGAACGAGGCCAACGTCATCGTCGCGCTGACCTCCGATCCGGCCTTCGCCGGCGTGCTCGCCTTGGACGAGTTCGGGCAGGAGATCGTGGTGCGCCAGTCGCTGCCGTGGGATTGCGCCGCCGCGTCCCTGCCGCGTCCCTGGGAGGACGCCGACGACATTCGCACCGCCGAATGGCTGCAGCTGCGCGGCATCAACGTGGCGCCGGTGGTCGTCAGCCGCGCCGTCGGCGCCGTCGCCCGCGAGCTGCGCATACACCCAGTCCGCGACTGGCTCGATACCCTGAAGTGGGATGGCACGCCCCGGATCGAAACCTGGACCAGCGCCTATCTCGGCGCCGAGCCGACGGCGTTCCACCACACCATCGGCGCGCTCTGGCTGATCTCGGCCGTCGCCCGCATCTACCGCCCCGGCGTGAAGGCCGACCACATGCTGATCCTCGAGGGACCGCAGGGCGCACGCAAGTCCACCGCGATCAAGGTGCTGGCCGGCGAGGATTGGTTCACCGACGAGCTGCCGGAACTCGGCTCCAAGGATGCGGCGCTGCACATGCAGGGCGTCTGGATCGTCGAGATCGCCGAACTCGACGCCATCGGCCGCGCCGAGGTCTCGCGCATCAAGGCGTTCCTGACCCGCACCACCGACCGCTTCCGCCCGCCCTATGGCCGCTACACTGTCGAAGTCCCGCGCCAGTGCATCTTCGCCGGCACCGTGAACCCCGACACCTATCTGCGCGACGAGACCGGCAACCGCCGCTTCTGGCCGCTCCGCTGCGGCACCATAGACATCGCGGCGCTCGCCCGCGACCGGGGCCAGCTCTGGGCCGAAGCGGTTCACCGGTTCCGCGCCGGCGCAATCTGGTGGATCGACGACCCGGCGCTCCTGGCCGAAGCCCGCGAGGAACAGGACCGCCGCTACCAGTCCGACGCGTGGGACGACCTGATCGAACACTGGCTGACGCACGAGATCCGCACCGTCTCCGATGGCTTCCCCGACTACGGCAACTCGAGGACGGAAAGTGTGCCGCGGCCGGAGCCGCTGAGAGATGTGTCGGTCGGCGAGATCCTCGAGGAAGCCATCGGGCTCGAACCGGCCCGCTGGAGCCGCGGCGATCAGATGCGGGTTTCGGCCTACCTCAAGGCGAACGGCTGGGAGCGGTACCGACGGCGCGACGAGGGCGGGCGCGAGGCGCCGCGGGAGTGGCGGTATCGGCGATGATACATCGCCCAAGATTGTCTTTCTCCAGCTGTTCGGATCAAATGTTGCGGCTGCCAATTTTCGTGCGAGCAATGCCGCTCGTCAGCCATGCGCCTATCGTTTCAGAACAAGCTTTCTGCAGGCGAGGTGTTGCTCGCCCCATCTCGTTGCGAATGCTTCGGACACTTCGAACCAGCTCCCATCGTTGCCGGCACCGTGGTTCGCCCCCATACATGAACACTGGCATTCATGACCCGTGGCGTTCAGGCAGGCTAGAGCGCACTTCTCCTGCTCGCGGTACGGCTGAATGATGTACAGTTCACCATATCGCCGCAGCGCTCGCTCAACAAACCCATTGAACCACGCTTTCGGCAGTTCCCAGCATTTATGTTCATCCGACCAATTCGGTTTGCTTCGTCGGCCGTCCTGAAGCCACCGACGATTGTCCTCGCTATAAGGAAGTCGAGCTCGCAGGAGCTGACCCTTTCCTCCTCGTCTCAGCACCACAGGGCTCGTCTTCTGATTCCAGAGTGCCCTGAGGCGTTGATCTGTCTCAAGCTTTCCCATGGTCCTCAAGTCATCCACGCAAAGCCGACATTCAGGCCCGCGGCCGAATGCCTAGAGCCTGTCGGACTTCCTCATAGACGCGGATCGCTTCACCCGCTTCGACGGTGACGGCCAGCCCATAGCGGATCGACTGATCAAGAGCGCCGCCTTGCTCGCGGCAGAATACACGAAGTGCCAAGGTGTTGCCGTCAACGAACGCCACCGCTCGTTCGCCTGAATAGCGAACGTGAAACAAAGATCCACGGGGCACTGCCTTGTCGGACGGCTGGCCCGGCACCCTCTTGACGCCGAAACGTGTCTCGGGGTTTTCGGGGGCGATCTCGAGTTTGGCTCTTCGGTACGCTTGATGGCGGATATTGACCGGGGAGAACCACGCCAAAGAAACCGTAAGCGCTCGTGGCTCACGCACGCGCTCAAGGCTTGGCGGGAGTGGGATGCGGTACAAGGCTGCCTGCTCACCCGCGGGGATCTCGCCGTAGCCGACCATCGTCGCGCGATTTGTTGCACATTCCATGGCCTCCTGCACCGCAGGGCGGCCATAGCCGAGAAGGCGCGCGATGCCGTCCCGCCGAACGACATGCGTGCCTTGCCCTTGTGGTTGCCAGGTCTGATCGAGCAGGTCCCCAATACCTCCCCAACCAGCCCTGTGAACGAGCAGCGCTTTGACAATCACGCCGTAGAAGGACGGATCGACATCTTCCAAGAGATTGCCGTTGTCCGGATCAGAGAGGGCATCGAAGATCCTGTGTGCGGCCCTTGTCGCGAGGGCTGTCGCTGCACTGGTCCCCGAACTGTAGCCTTCGCGTGCAAGATCGCCTCCGGCGTCCGGGCTCGCACAACGCAAGCCGTACAGCCGACCTGGTGGAACAGGTCGCAGACTCACGCCGTTGCCACCATTCGATACGACGCGTACGAGCTCGCGCCCTCCGGGCATGAATAGGTCCGGCTTGACCACCTTTCGATGCCCCAGGCCAAGCGCCGACGTAATGTTTGGGCCAGGCTCAGTCGCGAATGGGGAGAAGACCGCAGCGCCATTCGCAGGAGGAGCGCCGTCCTCATGCCACGCGCCAACGGTGATGGCATTGAGCGCCTCCGCGGGAGACAAGAGAGTTCTTGTCGCCTGTTGCTCCGCGAGCGCTCGAAGAATGGCCGCTTCTCGAGCCTCGGCCGACGCGTTCTCGAATTCGATCAGTCCCGCGAAGTCCCGAACGGTGAGTGGCTCCGTCACATTTCCAGCGCTCACCATGAACAGAATGCCGAACCTCTCCGATAGGTAGTCGAGAAGCCTGCCCCATGGGCTCATGGGGCCAGAGAATGGGCGATTCCGATCACCGAGTGACAGATTGACGATGAAGACGCTGGGCGCAGTTGCTGCGCCCTCTGCGTCGCCTTCCTTCATTCGAAGTACGGCTCGGTACACCAGGTCGAGGAGGAGACGGTCACGCAGAGGGCGTTCATTGCCTCCGCCGCCAGGCGCGTACAGGACAGGCCGAAAGTAGATCGGCCGTGGCAGCGGTTCCTCGTTAAGATGGCGATCACCATGCAGGATCAGAGATGCCATCTCTGTTCCATGCTTGCGCTCCGCCACGATGCTCAGAGCGTCAAAATCGTCCGGGTCGTCCAGCAACAGCCGCCGTGCCAAGAGAGCATGGTTCTGAACGGGCATCGCATCAAGGATTGCCGCAATCGGAGGAAGCTGTGGATCGGGATTGGTCGGCGGCGCGGGAAGTGCCTCATCCAGTGCGTCGACCGCAACGGGAAACTCGACCGTCGATTGCGGTCGGACCATCATCACGTCGTCGCAGATCGCGAGGTTGACCTCCTCTCTGTCGATCAAGCGGCGGACTTCGGTAGCGGGTAAATCAACGAGGCGACCGATGTATCCGATAGCTCCGATCTCTGACTGATCGACGATTATCCCTTCGGCCTCGGCAACCGCCCGCTCAAAACTCGCCTTCGCGGCTCTTCGCTTGGCGTCGGTTGCCGCGTACCACAGCTCTATCTCGACCCGGACAACAGCGTCGTCACCCTGTGCGGCTAGCTCTTCCTCAAGGTACTGTATTGTCTCGCTAGGTATGCGGTCTTCGGGACCCCAAGCACGCAGAGCATGTAGGTGTTCGAAAACTTCGAACCATGGCGCGAAACCACGTGGTGCGGCTTGCCCGTTTTCGAAGAGCCGCCAGAGCGAGAGCAAGTGCCGCAGCGCCTGCACATCAGGCATTGCCAGGTAGAGACGGCCTGCGATTGGCTTATCGTCTCGGATTCCTGGGGCGCGGCCTTGGCGTGTCTCGCGCACCCCAAAGTCGTCATCCGGATCAAGAATGAGTTCTTCGTCGGCTAGAAATTCAAGCCCATCGATCCGGGCGACGGCAGCGCCGAAATCACCGATCGAACCTGCTACCTCAAATACCAATGCTCGCTCGGGTGCAATACCTGCGGGATCGTCACGAAGATCTACCGGGTCGCGACCCTGATCGAAGACATCGCGAAGTCGCTGAAACACGGGGTCCAGTCTTTCACGCTGTCTATCGCGTGACGGGGTTTGGATGCTTCCGCCGCCCCCGCCACCTCTCGGCCGCTTATCGCGAGCCGGTTTCGGTACCGGAAGAAGCGGAAACTCCGACATGCGACTTGTCCTTTTTGAAATCCGGGGCGGTGCGTGCTGCCCACAACTTGAGCCGCTCCTCGACGATCTTCTTTAGTGGTGTCTCTCCCATGGCCAAGACGTGGCGACGACGAACGTCGAGGCAGAATTCCTCTGCCTCCGCATAGCTGATTGAGCCGAGGGCCTTTGCGAGGGTGCTTGGTGCACGACCTAACGGCTCGTTCATCGCATCTGCGAAACGCTTGAAGTATGCAGCGAGCTCGGCCTGCGTCGGGGCTTTCAATGAAAGGCGCAACTGAAACCGGCGCCAGACAGCCCGGTCCAGAAGTTCGCTATGATTTGTGGCTGCAATTGCAATGGTGTAGCTCGGCAGATCATCCATTTGCATCAGCAGTGACGTGACGACACGTTTTATCTCACCGGTCTCATGCTCGTCTCCGCGCTCCTTGCCAACAGCGTCGAACTCATCAAAGAAAAGGACGCAGGGCGTGGTCCGGGCATAGTCAAAGACACGTTTCAGACGCGCCGCGGTTTCGCCGAGATAGCTCCCAATCATTGCCTCGTAGCGCACGACAAAGAATGGCAGTGCCAGCGACTCGGCTATCGCCTCCGCAAGAGACGTCTTGCCGTTGCCCGGAGGCCCCGAAAGCAGGATCCGGTGGCGCGGCTCGAGGGAATGCGACCGGAGAACCGACGCGCGCTGTTGCTCCTCGATCAGTTCCCGGCATGCGCGAAGGTTGAGCTCCGACAGAACGAGATCCTCGATTCGCCGTTCTGGCGTCAGCTCAAGCAGAAATTCGCGATGTCGCGCTGCATTCTGGTTCAAGATGGCGGGCGCCTTTGGTGAGTGACCATTGCCGTTCACATGCATGGCCTCGGTCAACCGGTCGGCGAGGATATTGTGATTTTTGGCCTTCTCTTCAGCGATTATTGCTTCGGCTGCAGCACGCACGCTCCGAAAATCGCCGCTTGATCCGGCCTTCACCAGTGAAATCAGAAGATCACTTCTGGCCATCGTCTTCTTCCCGCCTCGTCCCGTTACGGGCGCTTTGCCTCTCCCGGTCAAGCTTTTCAACGACGGCCTCAAGTATCCAGGTATTCCGTGGAACGCGAACGGGTCGGCCGTTGCGCTCACGGTCGATGTCAATCACGAGCTCTCGTGGCACCCGCACGGTGAGGGCCGCAACGTCTTCCTCCGTTGTCTTCAAACCTTTTCCCATGGCTGCATCCCTACCATGCCCCAACTCCGCTGGCCATCAAATAGACTGCAGAGTGATGTCATGTCGATGGCACCATTGTCACAGCCTGCCGGAAGCACAACCCTTCGCAACTCCGCAACTGACCAGAGGATGCCGCGCAGCGCGCTGTCGTGCCAGTCCCAACCTCCCCGGTGGTCCCAACCCTGTCCCAACCTCCTGAGGGGGTTGGGGACACGAAAAGCCGTTCAAAAACAACGGTGTCCCCAACCTCACCCCGTGGTCCCAACCTTTTGCTACACATTCATGTGGGAGAACGGAAAAGGTCGGGAACATGTTCTTCTATACGAAAAGAGAAGGACCCCCGTTGGGGACACCGAGGTTGGGACCACATCCGTTCAAGCCATTGGAGTGAAACAATAAAGGGTTGTCCCAACCCCCTCGAAGGTTGGGACCACGCGCTCGGAGGTTGGGACCGGGACGGGCAGCACGTCGATCTTCGCCGGCCGCGTCGTCCCTGGTCGTTTTCGCTTTGGCCGAGGACCGCCGGATGCTAAGTCCTGAGGTGACCGAAGCCGAAGGCCCACAGCTTGTGAGCCTTCACGATGAACACACCGATCCCCGCGCAGGACGTCCGCCCCGAACCGGGCGCGATCAACCGGTCCTGCATCCTCGCCCTCGATCTCGGCACCACGACCGGCTGGGCGCTCCGCAGCCACGACGGACTGACCACCAGCGGCACGGTCAGCTTTCGCCCCGGCCGGTTCGACGGCGGCGGCATGCGCTACCTCCGCTTCACGAACTGGCTGACCGAACTTGATCGGCTGTCCGGACCCATCGCCGCGATCTGGTTCGAGGAAGTCCGGCGCCACGCGGGCACTGATGCTGCGCATGTGTTTGGAGGTCTCCTCGCGACGCTGACGACTTGGGCCGAGCTTCGCGGAGTTCCCTACGAAGGCGTCCCAGTCGGCACTATCAAGAAGCACGCGACAGGCCGGGGGAATGCTCCCAAGCAGGACATGATCGCCGCGGCCCGAGCCAGAGGCTTCTCTCCCGCCGACGACAACGAGGCCGACGCGATCGCCATCCTGCACTGGGCGATCGAGACGAACGGGGGCTTGGGATGAGGTGGTACCCGAAAGGCTACGGCGGCACGCGTCGGGATCCCGACCAGGTAAAGCGCGATGGCTGGCATGACGAAGGTGTGCTTGCCGTCTCCGTCGACGACCACCGCCTGACCTGGCCAGAGCGCGAGCTGGTCCGTCAGCTCGGAGAGAAGCTGTATGGGCCTCGCTCGGACGACCGGGAGGCCGCGAATGGCTGAGTGGACGCCCACCATGGTCGAGGACCGCCTCGAGAGCGCTGCCGACGTGTTCCGCTCGCTGCCCGAGGTGAAACCGCAGGGCTACTTCAATGCATGGCCCGAGTACTTCTACAGCTTCGCCGACCAGGTGGGCCAGGAGCCGCAGATGCGCCGACCCAAGCCCGGACCGCGCGACATCACGCAGGCCGAGGATGCGCTGCTCTGGCTGCGCTGGCTCGACCCCGCCGATGCGCGCCTGCTCTGGCTCCGGGCGAACCGGAAGCCATGGAAGCCGATCTGCTGGGAGCTGGGCATCAGCCGTGCCACCGCAAACCGGCGCTGGCAGTACGGGGTGGCGGTGATCGTGTGGCGGTTGAACGGGAGGCGAGTGCCGAAGAAGCGGTCGATGGAATTCGTCGTGGCGCAAGCTGCTCAATGAGCCTGTCAAGGCTCGACGGGCGCGTGAGACAATTTCTGGCGAGACACCGGACGGCGAGACGGATCGCCCCGCTGACGCTATCCATGCCGATATACTCGGGGTCGTGCGCTCGGGCGAACCGACGCTGATCCCAAGGTTGGCACCGGGGCTGGCTTCCGGGGTCCAGCCAGAGTCCAGGCCGCCAAGCCTTTGTTTTCCGGTTCCTTTCCGGGTCGAAACGTATGCTGGCGGGCTTGGCGCGAAATATCGCCAGCGACAGGGCCGAATTTTTGGGAAGCCACCGGAGTCCGGAAGCCACCTGAAGGGTCAGGAAAAAAAGCAATAAATCAAATTCTTGACCGTCAGCACGGGGTGGATGCCCCGCGGATGCCGGAGTCCACCGAGAAGCCAGCGGATCCAGCCGCGTCGGAGTCCAACTGCGAATACGTCCGAGCGCCGGCCGGCGGTCCCTCGACTGTTAGCGGTTCGGCCCCCGCACCAGAAGCTCGAGTGCCTGGTCAGCAAGGTTGCGGGTGAGATCTCCTGCCGGCATCGCGCGGGACAGCCCCGCGGACTGGCCCGACCAGAGCGACATGAAATCCTCCGATCCTTCGGGCTCGGAGGCTGATCGCAGCGGTGCGAGCGCACCTCCCGCCAGCGGGAACTGCGGCGCCTCCGGCGCGATGGGGCCCACCTCTCGCATGATGCGATTGACGATGCCGCGGGCCGGCCGGCCGGTGAAGACGTTCGTCAGAGCCGTCTCCCGATCAGAGCCGGCGGCAAGGGCGCGACGATGTGGCTCCGCGATGGTGGCCTCCGGCGTGAACAGATAGGCCGTCCCGATCTGCACCGCAGAGGCGCCCAGCATGAAGGCCGCGGCGATCCCGCGCCCATCGGCGATACCGCCGGCCGCGATCACCGGCACGCGCACGGCATCGACGACCTGTGGCACGAGAGAGAGCGTTCCGATCTGCGTGGCGACGGTGTCGGTGCGGAACATGCCGCGGTGCCCGCCCGCCTCGTACCCTTGGGCGATGATCGCATGGCAGCCCCGATCCTCGAGCCAGCGCGCCTCGTCCACCGTGGTGGCGGATGACAGGATTCGTGCGCCCGTCGCGGCAACCCGATCAAGAAGCGCCCCCTCGGGCAGCCCGAAGTGGAAGCTGACAACCTCGGGTCGCAACTCCTCGACCATGTCGCAGAAAGCGTCGTCGAACGGTGCCCGGTTCGACGCCGTGGCGGGCGCCTCGGGATCCAGGCCGAGTTCGCGGTAATAGGGCGCGAGTCTGCGCTGCCAGGCGGCCTCCCGTTCGCCGTCGGGTGCGGGGGCCTCGTGACAGAAGAAATTGATGTTGATGGGGCGTGTGGTCTTCTGGCGAAAGATGCCAAGCTGGTTGCGCAGCTGGTCCGGCGTGAGCAGTGCGCAGGGAAGCGATCCGAGCCCGCCTGCTTCGGCCACCGCAACGGCCAGATCCGATAGTCCGGCGCCTGCCATCGGGGCCTGAATGATTGGCAGGTCGATCCCGAGCATCTGCATGACACGCTGATCCGGCCACATTGGCTGCACTCCATACTGGTGGCTGTGATGCGCAGAGTATCGCGGTTCTTGAGGCCCAACGGAACCCCATCCCGACCCAAAGCTGCGTCCGTGCTCACCGGCGCTGATCGTAACTCGTTTTCAGGAGTGACTGATGACCCTCTCCTTCGCGCCTGAGCGGATCGAGCACTGGCCGCTTACGCGCCTCCAACCCTACGCGAAGAATGCGAAGGTGCACGGCCCCGAGCAGGTTGCGAAGCTCGCCGCCAGTATGGCTGAATTCGGCTGGACGGTGCCCTGCCTCGTCGGCGAGGACGGCGAGCTGATCGCAGGACACGGGCGTGTGCTGGCCGCCACGCAGCTGGGGCTGACCGAGGCGCCGGTCATCGTGCTGGGCCATCTGACCGAGGCGCAGCGCCGGGCCTATCGTCTTGCTGACAATAAACTGACGGAACTCGGAACTTGGAACGAGGCACTGCTTTCGGCCGAGCTGAACGAGTTGCTGGCCGAGGATTTCGACCTGTCGCTCGTCGGCTTCTCGGACGGCGAGCTCGACAAGCTACTGGCCTACGTCGCGGAAGACGACGGTGAAGAAGGTGGCGCCGGGAGCTCCGTGCCTCCGGTGACCATCCCCGAGCCGCCGCGCAACCCGGCATCGCGCACGGGCGACCTGTGGATTCTCGGCGACCACCGGCTGCTCTGCGGCGACTCGACCAGCCACGACGACGTGCGCCGCCTAATGAACGGCGAGCGCGCGATCCTGTTTGCGACCGACCCTCCGTATCTCGTTGACTATGACGGCTCGAACCACCCGACCCGCAACAAGGACTGGTCGCAGTCCTACGGCGTGACCTGGGACGACAGCAGCCAGGGCGCGGACCTCTACGACGGTTTCATCGCCGCCGCCGTCGCCGAGGCAATCACCGAGGACGCCGCCTGGTACTGCTGGCACGCCTCGCGCCGCCAGGCGATGCTCGAGGCCTGCTGGGAAAAGGCGGGCGCCTTCGTCCATCAGCAGATCATCTGGGTGAAGGACCGGGGTGTCCTGACCCGGTCGCACTACCTCTGGAAGCACGAGCCCTGCTTCATGGGCTGGCGCCGTCCGAACCGCCCGCCGAAGGTCGCCGAGCAGACGTTGCCCTCGACGTGGGAGATGCCGTCCTTCGCCAAGGACGAGCGCCCCGACCATCCGACGCCGAAACCGCTCGACGCCTTCGGGATCCCGATGCGCCAGCACGTCGCCCGAGGCGGCCTCTGCTATGAGCCGTTCTCGGGCTCGGGCTCGCAGATCATGGCGGGCGAGGCCAACGGCCGCCGGGTCTTCGCGATGGAGATCAGCCCGGCCTACATCGACGTCGCGGTCGAACGCTGGCAGACCGAGACCGGGTGCGACGCGATCCTCGATGGCGATGGTCGGACCTTCGCCGAGGTGAAGGCCGAGCGGCTGGGCGACAAGGCCGATGCCGCCTGATGGCCGTCTACTACAACGATGCCGACCCCGCGGCCTGTGCATGGCTGCGGGAGTTGATCGCGGCCGGGCTGCTGCCAGATGGCGATGTGGACGAGCGTTCCATCCTCGACGTCGAGCCCGCCGACCTGCGCGGCTTCGCGCAATGCCATTTCTTCGCCGGAATCGGCGGCTGGCCCTACGCACTGCGCCTCGCGGGCGTGGCCGAGAGCCTGCCGGTTTGGACCGGCTCGCCGCCCTGCCAGCCCTTCAGCCAGGCCGGGCAGCGCAAGGGACAGGACGATGACCGCCACCTCGCCCCGGCCTTCCTGCGGCTCGTCGCAGCCTGCCGCCCGGAGCTCGTCTTCGGCGAGCAGGTCGCCAGCGCGGCAGTGCTCGGACCGGTTGGCGGTGCGGCTGGAACAGCAACTGAGGGCGCGGCTGACTGGGCGTGGTTCGATGCTCTGGCGGCTGACCTGGAAGCGGCATCTTACGCCGTCGCGGCGGCCGATCTGCCGGCTGCGGGGTTCGAGGGATCAGGAAACGGTCCGGGGGACCGTTTCCCCCGAGAACGCGCGCCGCACATCCGCCAGCGCCTGTTCTTCGGCGCCGTCGCCTTGGACGCAGTCACTCGCGGGTTGGGCGACGGCCTCGGCGAGGGATCACAAGGACGGATCGGAATGCCGGTCGGTGCCGATCAATGCGCTGCTCGGCCGACAGGTCTGGCTGGCGGGTTGGCCGACGGCGATGGCGGGCTCGCCCGCCACGAAGCGATACAATGCGGCCGGCAACACCGATGCGAGCCGCAGGACGGTGAAGCTGGTGGACTGGTCGATGGCGCCGACCCTGCCGGGGCCAATGCGACGGACGGCGTCTGGCGAGATCCGGACTGGCTCCTCTGCCGCGATGACCGCTGGCGGCCCGTTGAGCCCGGAACATTCCCGCTGGCTGATGGGATACCCGGTCGCATGGGGCTGCTGCGGGGCTACGGCAATGCGATCGTGCCGCCGCTCGCGGCGGAGTTCGTGACGGCCTTCATGGAGAGCCTGCGATGAAGCAGAGCCGGACCATGTCGATGGTCGAGGCCGCGGCAAACGTTGTCGTCGGCTACGTTTTGGCCATCGCCACGCAGATCATCGTGTTCCCGTGGTTCGGGATCGAGACGGGGCTCACCGAACATCTGACCATCGGCCTCGCCTTTGTCGGCGTCTCGCTGGCGCGCGGCTACCTGCTGCGTCGCGTGTTCGAGGCGATCCGGATGCGGAATGTAGAATGAAGAACCGCCGCCCGGCGTTGGGCGGCGGCAACTGTCCGTTTCGGTGCGGAGCGTCAGTCACGGATGGCGTAGACGCGCCCCCTTCCGTCGACTTTGTCGGAGGTAATGGTCAGGCCCAGCTTCTTTTTCAGTGCGCCGGACATTGCACCCCTCGCGGTATGCGGCAACCACCCAGTAGCGGCTACGATCTCGTCGAGGGTGGCTCCTTCTGGCGCGCGCAGCATGGCGATCAGGGTGGCCTGCTTGGTGCCCTCACGCGGCGTGCGCGTCTTGGGCGCGGCCTTCGGTTCGATGGGGGTGTCCGGCGCGGGCTCCTCGATTGGCGCGACCGTCGCACCCGCAGGCGCGGGGTTCGCGTCCTCGGGCTCGATGCCGATGGCGGCGAGACCTGCGTTGGTGGCGACCAGCGTGACGCCGTGTCCGTCGCCGGTCTCGCGCCACATGGGTTCGCCCTTGCGCAGGTCGGCGTCGACCTCTTCGAGGAAGCCCTTGGAGAGCATCGCGCCGACCACCTTGGTGGCGGCGCCGCCGCGCAGGCTGTCGGGCAGCGGCAAGGCGATGCGGTCCTCGCGCTGTGCGGCGGCGCCCAGGATTATGGCTTG